ATAATCCTGCATGTATGGAACTTGGTCCTCCTCAGGATTATATCGATAGATAGAAACGTTGTAATTCATTACTGCAATTAGCCTTCCTTCTCTAAGTCCCACACACCCCTTCTATCTGCCTTAGGTACGACCTTCTGTCTGCTTACCCATAGATGACCGTTCTTCTCAGCGTCAATGAAGACCAGCGCTGTGATGAAGAAGGCTCCTATTACAACAAGGTGAGCCGCCACACTACCGATACCGAAGTAGATAGTTTGACCAATCCAAAATGTAAACACTACTGTCCACATGACAGAGAGATAGAACATTAAGATAAATTGTGTGAACGGGTTAGGTATATGACGTAGAGGATTAACCTTTAAGTCAAAGAAGAAGTTGTACAGGTCGTAAATCCAAAAACCTATTTTTTTAAGCATTAGAGTATCCTTAATTATTTTAATTTGGTGCCGGTACACAGAATCGAACTGCGAATTACGGATTACAAAACCATCGTTATACCATTTAACTATACCGGCCGGTATTACGTAAACTTTTCTGTAATGTACGAGAAGTCAACAAACTGTGTTGCGACATCATATTCTGTCTCTGTAATTAAACGGTTACTAAACATCTGTTCTAAACAATAGCGCGCTACTTCATGACCGAGATCTAAATCACTAATACATTCAATATTAGACTGCACAATCGGATCAGCCGGTGGGACCGGAAACTTAATTACGTTTGACATATACAACTCCGTTACTTTTGACTGTCGCCAGGTTGGACTCGGTAATTATCTTCTACACTGTCGGGTGTAGAGACTTCGATTATCGTACCTTCTTCTAAACAAATCAATTGGTGAGGTTCCAGCGGTTCGTTCCGCCAAGTATCACCAGTATTAAGTGTAAGTGTCTTCGTCTCTGCATTCAGAGTGTTTATATATCTAATCTCAAATTTGCCTGACAGGACATACCACGTCTCATCCTTCTCGGCATGGAAGTGCATTGAGAACATAGCTCCTTCATTGAAGCTAAGTAGCTTACCACAGTACTTGTCGTTAGTGGCCCAGATCAACTCATGACCCCAACCCTTCTCTACAAATCCATCAAGTCGCAAAATTAAATACCTTCCTATTATCAAATGCGCGCTTCCAACCAAAGTACCTGGACTTATAGTCCGCTTGGTCGTCGCTATTCAAATGTGACCATTTGTTGTGATCACGTAACAAACAATGGGCACCATCCCACCAATCGGTGTTCAAGATTAACTGTTCGGCTAAACTTTTATCATGCAATGCTGCATCGTAGTCTAAGTAGTCGGCTTCGATGTGGAACACTTCTAGACAGCGTCCATTATACACATAGTCTAAACTAAAGTCAATGCCCCATTTTTGACACACACCAAGCAACTTATTGAGCGATGGTTTGTGAACTGCCATCTCCTTAATCTGCTCTCTTGCTGCACCAGTGTAGTTCCATCTCATGTTAATGGTACTGTGATCTAGTACCAGTTCATTTTGACAATCGTGTTGATCGTAGAACCACGAGACGTGGTTAGCTGTATGGAACAAGTGACCTTCGTCAATAGTAACATCGCTGTTTCTGTGAAACAGTCTTTCCTGATAGTTTAGTTCGTAACCGTCCTTATCAAAGTACCTGTGATCAGCATGCAACAACTGTTCACAGTCGACTGGCTTGGTAATGGTCGGGTTAGGTAAGAGCTGATTTTCTGATATCTTCAACTGCATCTAAGTTCGCATCTATCCACTGTTTGGGACTAGTCCATTTAATGTCTACAATACTATTTAGTTTACTGTTGTTGGCCTTTGTGTATTTTTGATACTGACCTTTGAGGTTATCTGGCATGGGAATATATTCAATAGGCACACCAAGTCTACTACTGCATAGATCTGCTACCTTTTGAAAACTGACGGCCGTACCTGTACCGACATTATAGATGCCACTGACATGCTGCCATATCATTTGCTTGTGCACTTCTACTATGTCGTCGACGCACACGAAGTCTCTCTTATAGTTCTCACTGTCTTCGAATAACTGTATGCGACCGTCCTTAATTGCTTGGTTCTTGAACTTTGTGAATACAGAAGCCTGGGCTCCTTTGTGCTCTTCGTTGGTACCGTATACGTTGAAGTAACGGAACCCCTGGCAGCTGATTCTTGAACTTGGCTCGATGTCAGTAACGAACTTGTCAAACAAATACTTGGTCCAAGCATATGGGTTCATGGGGCTGACGTTGCTATCTTCTTTAAAGGTGTTTAAGTCTCCATACACGCTAGCGCTAGACGCATACTGAAAATTGACTTTATATGCATCACACTCTCTGTATAGCTTGATAGAGAAATCGTAGTTGTGTTTGAATATCTTATTGATATCCTTTTCAGTCGTACTACTGATTGCACCAAGATGTATTACGTTATCGTAGTCCGCGATGTATGGAATGCATCCATGACTCTCGTCGTAATCGTAACCATCGACACTGTGGCCATGATCAACTAAGGCCTTGTATACGTGACTACCAATGAACCCTTTGTACCCTGTAACTAGAATCTTCATTTAAAGAACCAAATATTTTATAAACAAGTAAATGCATAACAGAAAGACCACCACCACATCGAGAGCCAATATCAAGAACAATATTGGCTTACCTTGCTCAAAGTCTCTAGTACGATTTTCAGAGCTTTGTACACCAAAGAATGCTTGTAGTACACTCAGTAAGCTACGCCATATATTCATACTTATGTTATCGACTCAATGTCGAATCTAGTCAACGTATACGTCCCTCGATGCTGTACAGCAATAGCAGCACACTTGTTTGCGAACTCAATGCAAGCACCCATATCGTCACCTCTTAGACGTCTGTAAACAAGGCCTGCTAGGAATGTATCTCCAGCTCCGCATACATCGAACATGTCGGACTTGACTGCTGGATACAAGTGATTGTGGTACAGAGCTCCCCTATCACCTTTTGTAACAATAAGTGATTGTGGTAGGGAGGTGGCGTTGTTGTACTCCGACTCGTTGACCTTTACAGTACATCCTTCAAATTGCCCTAGATCGTTTTTCTTACTGTCTATATAGATAGGACCTTTAAACTCTCTCTTGAGACGCTTGACTGTACTGTATTCTATGAACCCTTTATTGTAATCGCTTATCACTATTGCGCTGTATAGATCGTTGATCTCATCAAGACTGTTTATATCTAACGGAGTGATGTTGGGATGAGTGGAGTCAGCACGCAGTAGATGCTGACCACTTTTTATATCGACATATCTAGTCTTGTTGATGTGTTGTGTTAGTCGTTGATGTAGGAAGGTAGTCTCAATACCAAACGCTTTAAGATTTGCGTTGACGTTACCAGCCATACCATCTTCTACTGACTTCCAAACCAGGTCAGCAACAGGCACCGGTGCCTCGGGACTGATTCTATTAACATTGCAATAGTAAGTCTCGTCATTGCACAACTCTCCAACTACTAAAACTTTCATACAAACAAATCACTAAAGTCTTTGCTGGGTTTACTAAAGGCTTGATTGAGACCCTTACCCACAGCTGTGTTATCCATTACTGGTCCATTGTCAACGATGTCCTGCTGAGCATTCTGCTCGACATCATATAACCTCATCTTGGCTCGATCAACTCCTACTACGAACCTTTTATATAGGGTCGGATCGTTGTACCGATTCTTGAGCTGCTTGACCATCAGTTGATTCAGCTGCTCCATCTCGTCACTGTTCATGATAGCAAACATAAAGTCAGCTGTAGCTGGTAGGCCAAACGACTCAGAAGTATCCTCTAGTCCAACATCGCTATTGCTAAAGCCAGAACGGGTCGTCTGAGTCGCTGAGACAATCGGTACGTTCTTTTCTACAGCTAGCCCTCTCAACTCCTCTGCAATAGCTTTAATGTACGTATACGAGTTTATAGAGCCTCCTATCGCCTTTGTTCGACTGCTCGAGCATATGTTGAGATAATCGATGTAGATAATGTCAGGTGCAAAGTTACGCTTGATCCTCAGCTCGTTAATCAAATGTCTAAAGTGACCTGAGTGTGCTGATGCTGTTGGGTACTCCTTAATGATTAACCGGCCGGGAGTACGCTCTCGTAGATTGGATATCTTCTTATCGTACGTGCCTCTATCAAGGTTGATCAGATCGTCTACCCTGACATTGAGTAGATTAGCATCAATACGTTCCGCGATCTTCTCCTCAGCCATCTCCATAGTAATGTACAGTACGTTCTTACCCTGCATCATATTACCTGCAGCAAAGTGGCACATTGCTAACGACTTACCAACACCGGTGCCAGCTAGGATAATGTTGAGAGACTTGCGAGGGAGACCACCTTTAGTAATCCGATTCATATAATCCAGATCAAATGGTATACGCTCTTCCTTGTGGTGATAGAAGTCATATCGTTGCTGGTAGTCTTCGATGAAGTCGTGGCCAATGGAATTGTCGAAGCTGACTGCTAGTGCTTCCGATAGTACTTGTGGAATAGCTTGCTTAGTCTTAGACTTACTCTTACCATCGATGATATGGATAGACTCCATAATGGCATTGTACACGGCCTTCTCTTGACAGAACTGCTCGGTCTTATCCACCAACCACTCTTCGTTTACATCATCGTCTTTCTTGAGCTGCTCTACCTGCGCAACAGTGTTGCTGTAGTCTGCTTCGCTCAGCTGATCAGTATTCTCAAGCTCGATGTACAAGGCCTCTTTGGAAGGCGTAGTGTTGTACTGATCCATATACTCCTTGATCTTAACAAGCAGCAGACGATCTGTTATGGTTGGAAAGTAGTCCTCTTTTAGGAATGGTAGCACCTTGCGCGCGTACGATTCGCTATTAATTAGCTGACTGAGTATGTTCGCTTCTATTGTCATTATTCAGTTGTTCCTCAAGCATTTCTACAATGATATCTCCAACTACATTATCTAAACCAGGCTGAGATGTCTGGCCTTCGAGTACGTTGTAGTTGTATGTCAGCACTCCTTCATCAGACATCTTTATGACATCAACCAGGAATACT